AGGTTAGACGGAGGGCTGACTTCCAACAGGCGTTCACCCTCCGCAAGCTCATAGCCCGATATGGTCTCTCTTATTTCGCCGTCCTCTCCCGGCTCCAGATAGACGAGGACGAACGTTTTGTAGAGGTTGTTCTCATCAACGACGCAACTATACTTATAATCCAATTTAATCTTCCTTTCATAATTTTTTGATTTGTTTGGTTGACAAAACCAACGATTTTTAGAAAAATAGGGGACATCACATTTACCTATCTAATCCGTTCCATAGTCAAATAAGGCGGAGAAATCCAGAACAGTTTTGGACGCTAAAAGGGATTACCAAAATTACACAACCGTACTGGAAATGGTGAATAGTGTGAGCAATGACAGCAGTGTGATTGCGTTTGGAGATCAGTTTTCTGCGCTCTTTAATGCCGAAGACCGTCCACCGAGGCAGCGCGAATATTTTTATTTTATCCTGTCCGATGGGATAAGGAAAGACGTGGTTGCCTTTGACTACGGCGCACAATATATCTTTATGCGCAGGATATATAACAAGGCATGGATCTCCGAATGGGTACAAGTCGCCACCTGTTCCTGCGAGGACATGGAGTGGAAAGACCTGCCGCTGTCAAGCGATTTTATCAATTGGGACGAAACTACGGGAAACAGGCTACAGTATCGCAAAAGTTATGATGCTGTATATGTCCAAGGTGTCATAAAGCCTGCCGACCCAGAAAATGTAGCAGAGATCATGCGTAAACAGATTACAACACTTCCCGCAGGATGCAGACCCCAAAAAGGCATATGGTATCAGGTATGCGCATTAAGTGCGGGTGGATATTACTGGAGGTGCCGGATTTTGTCCAACGGAGCTGTATCATTCGACGGCTGTACTACAGATGCATTATCAGCCGCCCGAAACAGTATTGAGGTAAACCTTATGATTCCGATCTAAAACATGTCCAGTCGAACAGAGCTATTCAGTCAAAAAGCAAAACGATGCCACAAATTTGTTACAACCAGCCGTGCTGTAATGGCACTGAATCAATCCGTTTGCTCCGATAGTCATAGCCCCTAAACCCTTATAATAATGATTGACATCCCTAAAAATGCCGGGAACAAACAAGTGGCTTTTGGGTCTGAATCCGACAGGAAATACGGCGATTTGAGTGCAGCACGCAATATCTGTTTTGTCCGTCTTTTCACAGGCGATCGAGCCAATAACGATCCCCTCCTGTGTTTTACAGTAGTAACTTTCCATACTCATACCGTCCCATACCCATTTGCCGAACCCGTCCACATAAGACACCTCATATCGCTCCGGGGGTGTTGCGGTGGCAATTTTTTGCCATGCTTGCCACTGGGTGTAACTAAAATCGTTGTTATCCCTATGCCGTGTCCGCAGAAAAATCCGCCCGTTATCTTCGCCCATATAGCACTGCGTGGCGACCTGTAACGCACGATTTCGGTTTACTCTTAATGTCAATGTTTCAAAGTAATGAGCAGGCATAGATGATGACATCGGTGGAGCACCTGCGGGTCTATCTGCTTTTACATAGGCCACCGCCCTATGGTCAAGCAGCGCCATATTATCCAACGGTGGATTGTTAAACAGGATTTCAGGTGTTATGTTCAGATTGGGGGCCTGTACATCTCGGGCATACTGCGCGTACAGATCGCTCTGTAAAGCGCGGTTTTTGTCCGCCTTATTTGACATTTGCGTTGATATAGCATCAAACTGGCCAGCATAGGACTGCGTTAAAAATTGCAGATTTTCTCCATCAACGACCGCAACCACCTGCGTTCCCTGCGCAAATGCGCCAGCGGGCAGAGCCGTCCCTTCAAGCGTGACCGGGTTCTTACCCAGTCCATTAACGGAGATTGTATCACCCGCAGCCCATCCTGCTGTCGCAGTAAACCGCATAATCGCGCCCTCACCGGTCAGAGTGTGGGCTGTTCCACTCTTGGTATGTACATAGGTGTTCAGGATACCGCTGGATCTTGCAGCATCCATCTCCGCACACAGGCCACCAATGTCCTGATTGTATTTCTCGTTCCAGTCCGGAGTTCCTTTTATCAACGGGCTAAATTCCATATCGTTTCAATCTCCTTTCAGACGTTCAGCAATAATTTGATGTACAGGCCTTCCGCATTCTCAAAGGTTAGCGTATAGACCCGGTCGCTGATCTTATGCAGTGTGGGGTTTCCCAGTCGCGTAAGCTCCCGGATGGTATACACTGTCAGGGTATCGGCATCCGGATAACTCTGGCGGCAGGGGCATTGTACCAGCTCGGAGCCGCCCGCCGGGCCATCCCCCGCCCCGCCCGCGCCTGCGGTATACTCCCCCATGAGCAGCAGCACGTCCGGATAATCGCCCAGATCATGCCGGATTGTAACGAGCGGCCAGTCCGGGACGCTCGCCGCCAGATAATCCGCAAGCGGGACACCGTCCGGCATCAGTACCTGTCCAGCTGTGGTCAGCGGCGCATAGGGCACATCCCTGCCATCCTTACGCTCCCGCAGGACAAACGGGATCAGCCCTGTCCTATCTGCCATCTGCCGCCACCGCCTTACGACACATCGGGCGTGGAGGTGTCAAACCACCAGTCCCCCTCCTGTGCATCCTCCGGGGCGGTGTCGCCGACCGTAATCTTCGCCCGGCCCCTTACCTCATCCATGACCGCCTTAACCGCTTTTGGCGTCGCCGCCGTCGTCTCATCCTCGCTGTCGGTGGCGCTGCTCAGCTGCACGATGCCTTTGGCATTCAGTGCGGCGTCGGGTACCTCCAGATCGTCCCATGTGATGGTAACCGCCCCTGTTTTGCCGTTGACCGAGATCACCGCACCCCGCGTCGCGCTGTCAATCCAGCCTGCCGGTTCGCCGTCAGCGTCCCAAATCCAGACAGTATCGGTCGAGCCAACGACCGCGAAATCTCCGGCGATGGCGGAGGGATGCGCTTCTCTTAAGGCTTCCGGGGCCGCGTAGTAGCCCTTGTTATGCTCCAGCAGCGACGGGATCAGGGACAGCGGCAGCCGCCCTTCCTCATCCAGCCCCGCGTAGCCGCCGGCTTTGTTTTTGTTGGCTGCATCCTCCTTTGCTTCAAAGGCCGCGATCTGACCGTCCGTCAAAAACCGGTGCTGCGGGTCGGTCTCGACCTGTACCGCCACCGTTTTGGGATAACGGTCCTCCCATTTTCCGTTCACAAATACTCTCTGCGTGTAGTTCTGCGCCATGTCTACATTCCTCCTTTTTATCACAGCGCGCCCCAGATCACCGAGGTATCCCCAGGCGGGCCTGCGCTGAATACCATGTTTTTGACCGCAATTACGTCTGCTGGGACGGCGGGAGCACTTCCCCCTTCACCGCACAGCAGCCGAAGATATACAGCATCAAGCCCATTATCCTGATACAGAACCACATACTCGCCGCGGCTGAGCTGCCGCACCTCCTTAACCGCCTCAGGTTTTGCCGCCTCCTTTGTGGTGTAGACGGCCAGCCTGTTTTTGTCGAGACATTCCGCCTTTGCCGGCAGTTGCATGAGGCTGGTCCCGCCTGCTGGGCCGCTGCCCGCTTCGCCCATGCCCGCGCCGTATTGATAGGCAAACGCCAGCACCTGCGGATAGGTTCCCAACTGATGATCCAGGACGACCAGCTCGGTTTCCGGATGGTCCGCCCGATTGTGCTCCCGGATCACCTGCTTCAGCTCCGCTTCCAGTTCTTCGCGGGTCACATTGTCCACCGACGCGTCCACGACAAACTGCACTGCATCCACATTCGTAAACAGCACATGCAGCCAGAGGGTCAGCTTGGACGCGATCCCGTCCAGGATCAGGGCCTTGGCGGTATCCGGGAAGTTACTGACCACAATCAGGTTCCCCGAATCATCCAACAACCCGACCTCCCGGACAGTAAATCCGCCCACCGTCCCGTCCAGCACGATCTTGACGTCCACCATGTTTGGTGACACGGCGTTGACCTTCTTTTCGGCGATCTCCCCGCGCCACACCTCGTTTTTGATTTCGGTCATGTCGGGTGTGGGGATGTAATAGCTTCCGCCGCCATCCCCAACCACCGCTGTGGTGATGTTGATTTTCGGTCCGTCCAGCGTATAACCGGCGAGCTTTTGGTTCCCCAGATCGGTGACCATGGTTTTATACTTCCGCTCATCGGTCGTAATGACCACATTCCCGTCTATGTCCGCCATTTCGCATCCATCCTTTCCTCGGGGTATAGTTCTACCGTCTGTTGCACAGAGACAAACCCGTCACTTCCAGCCCCGACGGCCAGCTCCGCCCGTTCGGCCAGGGCGGGCCAGATTTCCACCGTCTGCGCCACCACCGCCGCAACCCCAATCTGATCGCTTCCGGCTCCGGTCAGCCCGACCGATACCGGCTGCTCCGGCCAGACCTCCACCGTATGAGCCGCGGTAACGTATGCTCCGGTATGGTTCGTCCCGGAAACCTCGCCCTCAAGGGAGATTCCCTCCAGATGGGAGCGCAGATTTTTGTAGTACCAGATCCGGCTCAAAACCCGCCGCTGCCGGTCCTCTGAAACGCCGTCCTGCACCGGCAGGAATAGCCGGAAACAGTAGGGGGACCCGCCATATTCAAACCATTCCTCCACCCAAGCCCCGGGAAAGATGTCCCCCAGAACCGTCTCCACCGCGTATTTCGTCCCCAGCGTCCGATGGACGTTCCAGTTGTCCCGCAGCACCCGGCGTTTCTCCTCGAGGGAATACTCGCTGTCCCACCAATCCACCTTGAAGTCGTACGCCAGGATGTCGAGCAGTTTTTCATCCAGCCGGAATACATCCGGATAGATCCGCAGTCGGTCGATCTCTTTCGGCCGCTGTGACAGCATGCCGGCCATGGCGTCGGCCAGCGCAGCGACCGACCTGTCCAGCCGCAGGGCGACCGGCAGGGTCTCCAGCAGATTTTCCCGCGTCAGTCCCCGGCTACTCATCCTCACAGCCTCCGTTCAGGACGGACACCCGCTGCACCTGCCCGACCTGCGGGACGGTCATGGTGATCTCGTATTCCTGTGTTCCCAACGTCATCCGGCCGTCCCGCAGCGGCTGGAAAATGGGCGCACGCAGGTCCACCCGCTTGATCCCGGCCTGCATCAGCAACTGATAGAGCTTGGACGGGTTGATGTCCCGCCCGAGTTTCGCGCTCTGCCAGTCGATGTAATCCTGTACCGCCTGTTCTACTGCTTTTTGCATCCCGGCAGCGCTGACGGGGGAGTCCGCGTGGCTGTACCAGGTCAGGTCGACTTCGTAGGGGACAATCTCCGGGTCGCCCATCTGGACATGGTCGGTGAACGGCCGCACCCGGTCGGCGCTGCATCGCTCGTATACCGCCTTCTTGATCTCCTCCCCAGCCGGTCTCCCGCCCTTCATCAGGACGTAGAGGTAAACCTCCCCCGGCGACGGGGAATTCGGGACCACGTCCGCGATCTCGGTGGACACCTGCATGGCGTGATAAGTATAGCTCCCGGTTCTGCCCGCGGTGCTCCATCCTTCCTGGCTCAGCCG